CAAGAACACAAAGCCGGGAGCCGAATCAATACAACTTCAATGTTGGAAAACGCAGAGACCAGCGCCATCGGTAGAGCCCTGGCCAGCGTTGGCTATCTTGGTGATGGTAACTTTGCCATTGCATCTGCTGAGGAAGTCAACCAGGCAATCACAAGCCAGGAAGATTGGTGGCAATGCAAGCTGGACGATCACGGTTTGACGGTGGCCGATGTCAACCGGTGGGCGGATACAATTGGATACAAAACAAAATTCTGGGACTGGCAAGACAAAACCAAGCACAAGTTTTTTAGACAACTCAAAGACGGCGATATTCAAATCAATGACGTACAAACGGCGTAGGGGGTAGCAATGAAAACCATTTTATGTGGCTTCGGCCTTATCGTGTCCGCGCTGATGATATTCACGGCTATGGCTGGCGGCCTGTTTGAGCTGGTGGTCTTTGGCGCTGGTGCCGCTTGGCTGCTGGTTGAAACTGGGCGGCAACTATGACACGCACCAAAAAACAGATTGGAAAATACAGTAGGCGCAAGGGTGCATCTTTTGAGAGGGAAGTGGCTGATATGTGGTCGACTTGGACCGGTTTACCGTGCAGGCGTACCCCTCGTTCTGGCGCTTATGGTGGTGAGGGCTGGGACAACCTGGCCGGTGATCTAATGTTTTCAGGTGACAACACGCCCAACGTCATTATTGAAATCAAACGCCGGGAGGGCTGGACATGGGAAGGCTTACTCGATGGAAAAGGCCCCGTCTATGATTGGTGGGCCAAGGTAAGAGAAGAGGCCAAGCAATCAAAGACACCCAACACTGAGCCCATTTTGATGTTTAAAAAAAACCGGGGTCAAATATGGGTGGCCTGTCAGTTTCTTTTCAACACTGGGTTTTTGTTCGATGAGATACCAGATGTGAGCATTCGAATACCCCACGTACCTATCACTATTTTCAAAGCCGAATCGGTGAGCGGGTGGAAACTATGACAACAAGAACCAAAAGAGTAGCCGTCCATTTCACCAAAGAAGAGCTCAAACTATTAAAAAAGAGGGCCCGAGACATGGGGTATGCTTCCATGGCTCGCTACATGCGTGAGGTGTCCTTGACTTTTATTGATCCATTTTCATATAACCGAGACAAGCAAGCCCCTCGTTGATTGTCATTAGAACTTGGCCTACGTGCCGTCTCAGCCGCTCTTTGTCGCGTTCGGTAAGCAACACCACCTTTTCATCATCGCGAGCGATTGTAGGCACGTTGGCGGGCTTCTTTTTGTCCATGGCTCAACGTGTCCGCTTCAGAATTTCAAGTAGCAGATCACGAAGGCCAGACATATCACTGCCAATTTTGCTGGCAATGCGCTCAACATCTTCCTGAAGACGTCTCATCTCATGTGTGTTGTTGATCTCTGCCACTTTCCACTCTGTTGCCTTCTCTTCTAATCCACGAACCCTCTCAGCAATATCATCAACCATTTTCCAAAGGCGGTCAACCTCGTTTGGTTGTGCCTTATGGGTGTTAGTGTCACTGCTCAACAACGCCCCAAAAACGGCGGCAAAAAAAGCCTTCAAGTGATGGCGCAGCAGTGCCGCAACCGTTGCAGCGATTGCCACAATCCCGCCCGCCACCCCACCACCTTCAGGAATTTCCATTAATCGACCACATCAACAACGATTTTGCCAGCCAGCTTTAGAATCGATCGGAGCAAATGACGCCCTTCTTTCTTGCTGATCTTTTTACCATCCTCGCTGTTGGCCGCCTTGATGGCCTGGATATCGTTGATTAGCGCCCACACTTCCTCACTGAGTTCAATGAGTTCGTCACTAGTTAGTCCCATGTTAGCTCCTGGTGTTGTGAAATTCTTGGATCGCCGTGACAATGGCCTCGCTCATTCTCTCGATGCCGCTGTCGGTAAACACGTTACGGTGATCCTCTTGATCAATGAAAGCGGGTTCCACACAAAGCGCAATAATGTTGCCAGGTGCGCCCCTAATCGTTGAAAATGCGTTGCGTGTCCAGTCCTTACTGGTGGCCCTGATTCTTTTGAATCGCTTTACCTCTGGCAGTGCCCGCCCTAATCTCTGGCACAAAAGTCCGGCCAGGCGTGGCCCGTTGTGCTCCCCACTTCGGTAATCATAAAAGACTGAGCCATAGTCCCCGCTCTTTTTAGTCAAACCGCCGGTCAACGCGTTGAAGTGTAGCGCCAACAGGACCGCCTTCTCACGCCTTGGAACATAGGCCGAGGCCCGCCGCGCTCTATTTGCATACCACCCGTCTCCCAATAGTATGCTTGGCATGTTTCGAGCGTAACAATCCCACATGATTTGGAAGGCAAGCTTCCCCGTCCAATACGCCTCAAGCTCTTTGATGTCAATCTGACCATCCAGCTTAAGCCGTGATCGGTTTTGGTTTAGATCTCCCCATGCCCCTCGATCACGCATGTGTTTGTGGTTGGGTTTGCCGCTGTGCTGCCAGTCTACGAACGTGATCATACTCGGCCCCCTAACTCCTTAATAATGGATCATCATCAAAAGTCAGTAGGAACTCCCACGCGAATCCGTTCCACTTCTTGCCAGTGATTTCGGCCATCGAAAAGCCGTTAGCGGTTCCGAGGGTGTCCGATTCCAAAGAGATGTAATCTCCAACGTCGAGCCAACCATAAGTGACATCGGCTTCATAAGGTCGACTTGATTGGGTAAAACCGAGGTTTCTGCATCGCTCAGAGATAGCTAACGCGGCGCTTGCATCCTCCCACAAAACGCGTGAGTTGATTGACTCCGAGCGGGTGCCGTAGCGTTGGGCGCTTATGAAAGCATATGATGAGCTGAACATGCTCAGATCAACGTCTGTTTGTATTGCGGCAGATGACACCGTCTGACCACTGACAAGATCACTGATCACTGAGCTTTGCCGGTATCCGTCGGTGGCACAGTATGCATACCGAATTGATATGTCGTTGCGTATATCTCCAAAATCTGTTTGGGTTGTCATTGGCCCGATAGGGTAGAAGTCAGGCCCTTCATTGATTTTCTGGCAATCGTTCGCAGTAATACCCCACAGCCTCACACGTGGAAATATGCCCCTCACACCTTCGCGTATTTCCAGTGCAAGCAGATCAAGCAGGTTGTTTCTAACAAACTCCCAGCCCGTGATTCTGTTGTCGTTGATATAGCAATCAATCGCGATTTTGTTGAGGTTCTCCCTTTCGTTCTCCCACTTCGGAAGGTCAAGCCCACCCGTCCCTGCACTCTGAAGAGCCCATAGCATTACGTCACCCATGCCACGCAAAGCGGATGGCCCAAAAGGATTAGGCAAACCACCACCAGACCATGAGACATGAAAAGAAGAATCATTCTGCAGCGCGTTACCAGCCAGTTGCACGAAGCTGATCAACTGTCCGAGGCCGTCGGTTATGTGTTCAACGTCAAACGCTGTACCCGTGGTGTTGTTCTCAGAGAAAACCCTAACGCTATCGGCGACCACATCATGACCGGCGATAAGCAACTTGACATCACTTCCTGTGTTGTCTGTTACCTTGTAAGCCGGAACGCCTTGACAATAGGTAACCACAGGCCCCGCTTCTGGGTTGCCTTGGAAGTAATAGCCAGGGGTGCCGATCACCGTAGGATAGACGCGTCCTTTGCTAGTGTCGGGCGCTGATGGCCACGTTTTCACCGTGATACTTTTCGTAGGTGATACCAAAGGCGTGGAATCTGAATCCGGTAAGATGCTTTCGAGGCTAAAGTCAAGGCGGTTAGGTTGGCCGACGTGAGCATAAACCGGCATCTGACAAATGCCACGAGCCAACAAAAACCGGTTGTTGAAATCATAAGTGGGGGTTGTGTGCCTGTGCTTTTCGTCAATGATGATCATTGAGAGCTCACCAGTTGCCGCGCTTAGGGGTACCCTTTTCTGGATCTCTGTAGCTACATCGACATCATCGGGAAGGTAGACCGTAAAGGGTATTGAAACGCCGCCAGTTGACACCCCTTGGCGGTTTGCTCTTTCTTCAAAGTCGGGATTCTCCAAACCGCCCCGAAACTGCAACACGTCATTTTCTGCGGCGCTTAGGCTGGTGTTTGTCAGCGCGATGGGTATGGTTGAGAATCTAAAAACTTCACCGCCCCAATCCAACGTCAATAAATAGACGGGGCGCTTGCCGTCCATCCATGAGTTTTGATTGGTGAGGAAATTGGGCATTATCTAACCTCGCGGGCGTTAAAGCTTGCAACTCGAAATACCTCATCGATGCTCTCATTTCCCAATACCGACTCAATTGTGACCCCACTCAACGCCTGCAACAAAATGTGATCTTTGTTTCTCACATAGACTTGTGAGCTGCCCGATGCGGGAAAGTCTGCGACCGCAAGGCTTGGAAGGTAAACGATAGGCTGATCACCCAACCCGATCTCAGAGGAAATCCCCTGCATTGATTTGGGGACATCGTTAAGAATTCCGACTTTGTCCACTAAGGTTCCGCCAGCAACGGCGAGATAATCCGGATCGGCTTGGTTAGATTGTAAATTACTGGTGTCAATTCCGTCCGACCATGCGATTGTTAAATCTCTCCCCCCGGGCCCCTGTGAAAAGGATCTCATCACCCCTGTTTCATTGATCTCTGAGTTTGTTTGCGGATCGTAGGCAATGACGCGGCCACGGCTGTACTGTCGGCCGGGAATAAATAGCCTACCGAAGATCATGGTGCCCAGTTTGGCGCGCCCCTCGTAGCCGTTGTGGCTGCTTATTTCCAGCTTCAAACCGTCATAATAACGGCCGGTTGGATTGCAGAACACCCATGTGACTTTGTTTGGTCTGAGTTTGAAGGTAGCCTGGCGATTGTTGAGCGGATCTGTACCCAACACGCCCTCAATGAAAAATGTGGCTTTTTTCGTTGTGTTGGTGTTGCCCGCAATGCTTCCGGAGGTGTTCCCAATGATACGATAGACCGCCTGATTGGACGTATCATCGGCCTCCACCGTCCATCCCACACATTCGTTTTCAGCCAACACCATGTCTTTGGTGTTCGTGCCTCCCGTCACTACAATGCTTGAGCCTTGACGCTTTCCATCAAATGAAATTTGCGGATCTGGCAAGCTGATAAGGTCATAGCTTCCACCGCGTCTCAAAGAGAATCTAATTCTCCCCCCGTGAAATTCGTTCAGATGCAGAAAAAAAAGACCATTTCCAATTGCGGTGTCTTCTGTTGTCTGTGTAAATGTTTGCTCGAATGTTTGAGCCGACACTGATATTCCAGAAGCCGGAGCCGCACTTCTCCAGAATACTCTGGGCGTCTTGCTATTGGACCATTGAGTGGCAGAGATTGGGAATTCATACCGGGTAGCAATCGTATATGTGTCCTCCCTTCTTGCGTTGCCATCTGTAGCCGTTATCGAAAATCCGCTATCAACGTAAGTCTTGGCACCCCTGCCTGCATATGGCCGCCCAAATTTGCTGTAGTAACTGGGGGCGCCTGGGTCAATTTTTGTTTCGGACGTGTCCCATATATAGGGTACGCTCAATGGCTCTTTGCTGAAGCAAGCTAAATACACTTGAGTGGTCATAGCTGAACCAGTCACGCCCACCATTTGCCCAATGTAGACCTGGTTGTCTGCGCTAGCTGCGGCCCTGTTATCGATGGGCCCGGTGATCACCCCAGCAACATCAAAGTTCCTATCACTCAGATCCAGATAAGTTGCGGCCGTTCTGACCCAGGCCGTGGCCGTCATGGTGGTCCCGCCAAGAGCAAACAATATATCTAGTTTGTGGCCTCGGGTATACGTGAATGTTGAACCAACTTGAGCCGGTGTGGTTGTGCCTCCGTCGTGATAGTCCCACAACTCAACCTCGGTGTCTGTGATTCTCAATCTGGCGTCATATTTCTCTCCGGCTGCGTTTGCTAACTCAATCCCGATCACTCTGTGACTATCGGCGGTTGTCCCTCCAGACTCCGCAAACAGTTGACAACGCACGATGAAGTGTTCAACATCTGCGGCGGCGGATGTGGTGACTTCGAAATATGCACGATTGCCTGAACCTGATGGGCTGTTCAAATAAGAGTATGCGCCATCGGTTGCGGTTATCGATCCGCTCCCGGCCGTCTGTGGTTGCAGTCCCGCCTCGTTAGGGTCAATGACGGGTATCCAACTTGAGGTCCATTTGGCTCTCTGGTTCTCATTGCTTGATTGGATTCGCTGGGGCGTGTTGATCGTCGTATAGCCGCCGAGCCATAAGGCAAAGACATTGTTGTCAAATGTAATATTGGGGGCATCCGATTTGCTCAGTAAGACTTGACGCCCTTGTATTGAGCAACCTGAATAGCTGATCAAGTTGCCTGTTGGCTGGGCGTCATATTTGAAATCGGCCACAATGGCATCTGTCGCATATCGACCAGTGACGCCACCCGCGCCGCAATACCTAAAGACCCGCCCGACAGATTCACCCGCTGCATTTTCCGTTCCAAAACTCGAATCGGAACGCATGAGAAAAGTGGTGTTTTTTGTCTTGGTGTCTCTTCCCCCGCCTTCGTGTTGTATAACGTTGGAAGCCCAAAAAAAGGCCCCGTCATCATCACACCAACCCGCGCCATCTCCATAAGCCACATAATTAAGGGTCAAATTTACGCTTAAAACGCTGGCGATCTGAGTTGCTGAGCCGTCCCATACATAGAAATAAGGATCGGTGCCGGGCGTCTCTGCGATTCTGTTATTGGTGTCCACGCCTGGAATTTGAGCCTGCATTGGTTCATAGGCATTGCCAAGGACACCCATCGCAAGCCAATCTTTTTGCCAAGTTACTGTTGTGTTTGATACAGTGGCGGCCTTACTGGGAAAAATAACGTGGAATTTGTTTTGGTATACAAAGATCGAATGGTGGCTGAAGGTTGCCCATTCCGCAACGGTTATCCCGCTCGGGTTGTAATCTGGAGCCAGTGACGCAATTTGAACTAAATTGAAATATCCATTTAAGGAGTTTGAGGCCCATTGTCCGAACTGGTCTCTGAGTCCCCGAGTGGCTGCAAAAACTGTATCATTGCTTCTCAGATGACCCATCAACAACGCCTGTCCATTTGCCACCGCTAATCTCAGACGCCTTGGGTACCATCCAACGGCCTGACTTCCTGTTGTGGTGTTAACGTCTATAGACTCTCTCAAAGCGCGTTCGCTTAGGTCTTCCCAGGTTACCCCGTTGTCCTTTGATACATATGAGGACACGTTGGCCAGGTCGTTTGCAATGTCGAAATTCCAGTGGCACAGATACAAATAGCCGTTTTCAGCTTTGCACACTGTTGGGCTCATGTCGAAGGTGCCCAATGTCTGGCCGGTTTGGTATAAGCTCACAGGGCTCGAGACTACGCCGTCTTTCCAGGTCCAAACATAGATTCGGTCTGGGCTTGAACCGCTTGGGAGTGTGACATGTGTGGTTATTACAAGGCCATCATCGTCACTTCTGCAACAATCGATCTCACGTGTTTCCGTAGTGCCCGCGCTATTAAAGATTGATGTAAACGCGCTGATTGTCTGGACGTCCCGCCCTCTATACATCTTGTCCGCGTCTGAGGTATTCTTCCAGAGAAATTGTGCACCACCACCGGGACCGGGGTTACCGCTGTTAATTGTTTTGACGGTGTAGGAAGCATCACTGCGCATGGTTCCACTTGACACCAATCGCATTTCAACGTCATCCGCCGATGCTTCCGGTGTGCCTGGCTGCGGCCCATCCTGGCTACCAGTCGACATGGTAAGAGCATTCTTTAGCGTGAACGGGACACCAAGCGCCCTTAGATATGTCCCGGTTGCATCACTGCCCATCGTTACCCCCGTTGACCTGTCGAGATTTGAGCGTTCCTTCTCATGGTTCTACCAAACCTGCTATTGGCACGTCCAGAGCTTTGGAGTTCTCTGTCTAAATGCTTCCACGGAACAACCACGACCGTCTGACCGTTACCGCCACCGCCTTGCATAAGATCACGCACGCCTTGAGCGCCGCCCATTCTGCGGACTGTGGCCCGATCCAAGACAGCCTCACCTTTCAAAACTCTTGTATTCATTTCATCGGGAGCCAGAGGCCCTGTTGACGATGGGACTAGGCCCATGTGAGCGGGTGGGGGTTGTTGAGCCATGACCAAAGCGGCATTGGCAGCCCCTGCCGTGCCCATTGCTACACTCAACGGGATATTGGGTAAGGCTTTCATTACAGCCGATGCAGTGTTGAAAGCAACCTCGGCCAATGCTAAAGCCTGGCCCCGTTTGAATTGCTCTTGTGCGTCGCCTCCGAGAGCCTGATTCAATTTGCCTGCACTGTTAGCCATTGATCCGAAGGCGTCACTGTAAGTGATGGCCATCTCTTTGGCTGATTCTTCATTCTGCTGGAGAGGCTCCCGCAGGTCCATCTCTGCACCATCAAATCTGAACGTCTCGGTGGGGAGGTCTTGCATTGCTGTGTTGAGATTTTCAAAGGCGTCGACTAGCCCGCTAACTCCGCCCCCTACATCGCCGCCACCCGCGTCACCAGTCGCGGCTTCATTGGCTTTTTGTGCTATAATCTCAAGCGCGCGCTCTGTTTGCCCCCTGTGCCGTTCCAGCGATTCAATCTCATAGTTGACATCTCTAAGCTGGACCTGTAATTCGTGAAATGCATCCTCGTCAACGAGTGGTCTAAAAGGCTGAATCTGCTCAAGCTCTCTAGCAGCCGCACCTCGGTTTTGTATATCTTCCAGAACCCCTGCATTGTGTTCCCTAATCGCTGCGTTTCGTTCGTGCAAAGCTGAAATCTCGCTTTCCAATGCTTCTTTACGCAATCTTAGGTTTGTCTGGTTGGCTTTAAATATTTCATCAAGGGTTGCCGCGTTTTCTATTCTGTCGGCTTCGAGCTGCGTCATTTCGCCGGTGATGACCTTCGCCCTTAAAAGGATGTCCGCAGTCGCTGTTACGGCGTCTTGAACACTATCTTGAGCGGCTGCGAATTGTTCTGCGGCCTCTTTCGCTTTTCTGGATTCAGCGGTCCAGATCCTGAATGCGCCATAGCCAACACCGACCGCGACCGCTAATGGTCCCATGACACGCATAGCGGTCCCGGCCGCTATTCCGAAACCTCTCATGGCGCGGGTCACGCCCATTGTAACAGTTGCCATCCTTCCTAATTGCGGATTCACCTGCCTTGCGATTGAAGCAACTCCCGCCATCGCCTGCATTGATGAACCGGTGGCCTTGGCCATATCGCTTCCAGATTGAGCGACTTCAGCCTGTTTTTCTGTGACGGTGTCAAGCTCTCCGGTGACTTGGGTTACCTTGTCTTGAAAGTCTGAGATCTCCGCGAGGAACTTGATCAGGACATCGGCGTCCATTGTTAGCTCTGCCATCAATACCCCCTTGATTCCCGCCTTTCAATGATGCGTTTCATCTTGTCCCGTTTTGCTCTTTTGATCTGTTTTTTTGCGTGCTCTGGCGATTCGTTCGAAACTAAATATTCAGCGACCAGTTTGATTTGTGTTGGCGGATCAAGGCTCAAGAGCCAGCCAGGATCTTGACCCCAGCTTCGATCAACTCGGAGGCTCAAGAGGTCGCTTGCGCCTCGTCCGCTTCGGAAAAATCCGCAGTTTTTTCAATATCCTCATAGGTGGGGAAGATGTCCTGAAGCCAGCCAAAAACCTTGATCCCGCCCGCAAAGATTTGATCGAGCTTCACCCCGTTTTGATGGAGTTGGTTTTGGCATGCGGTGCCATACAAGAACAAATCGCCACGGCTGAAATCATATCGAGGCATCTTCTGTTTGTTGAGGTCATGATCCCAAACCATGCCAATTGAGGCGGCACACACGCGCGTCTGCAATATGTCATTGTCTGCGATTCTAGACCAGCCTTGAGAAAGGTCTGCCACCGTGCACCAGTTATCCGGAGCTTTCACGTGCACTTTTCCGATCGGTTTGATTTTGATTGTCTTCATTTACCAGTCCGTCTTGAAGTGATACACCGTGGTGACTGAGTTGTTTGACCCTGTGTTTGGGTTGGCTTTGTGGTAGAGCTTGCCGTCTGCACTATAAATTGACACGTCAAGCCCAGCATTCAAAGCCCCTGCCGATGCGCTTGCACTGTAGAGCAAACCATCCCCCGCCGTGCCGCCCGTCTTTGTGCTTACAGAAGGGGCAACTGTGGCCGCAGAGCCCGCAGTGAGATCCTGTTCCACACTGATCAGCTTGAGGTATCTGATCCCGCTTTCAATTGTAGCCTCGGCCGTAGTTCCAGCGTCCGTTTCTGCAACTGTGACCTTCACCCTATCGCCGTGTCTCGTTACCGTGACCGTTGATGCGTATGCCATTTTATCCCCCTATATTATGCTGGGCCGGTATAGACGGCACCTTCGTAACAGGTGAAGGTGACGCTCAATTTATCCGGGTCGCCCTCGGCAAAGTTCCACTCAAAAATGCAGGTTGAAAGCGTGGCTACGCTGTCTGTGCCATCAATACCGCCCGCGATTGTGAACACGGCATCAAGGTTGAATTGTTCGTATGCTGTGTTAACCTTTGTCCAACTGCTGGCACTGTTGACACCGTCCAAGACATCACACAGATTTTCAGTCGCCGCGCTCGCCCATTGTCTGAAGTTCACGGTGAATGAACCGGTGATCGCTTGATCGTTGCCTTTTCTCACACCAGCAAAAACACCGCGATCCATGATGACCACTTGCTCAGCTTTTGGATTGTCGAATTTTATATCTCCGTCTTCATATGAAAGGGTGTACGTGTTTGCTCCACCCGAATCCTTGAGAACAAGCGTTCCGTCCCTTTTTACTTTGACATATGTCGAAATAGCCATTTTAAACTCCCTTTTCCTTTTTTGATTATTTGTTGATCAGACTTCTAATCCTGATTGGAGAATTAGTTGGATGCACTCTTCCATCAAGGAAGGAAGCAGATTTTCGATTATAAAGTTCTCTTTCTCTTCCCAGACGCGGTTGTTGTCATCGTTGGCCGTTCCGGCCCGGTAGATGTACGCCGCATAAGACCGACCACCACCTTTCCCTGTTCGCGGGTTTGGCTCAGTCCTTGCGGCATTGAAGAAAGAAACAGTGATAGACTGATCGTCAAAATCAACAGATGAGATCCAACTGTCTTGACTTATGCCCGTGTCAACTGGCCATGGGTTTCCACTGAGCGTTCCAAGTCTGATTTCGTCCAATGCAACCCGCGCGAAATCCTCAAACGCTGGGAGCACTATGTTGCCGGGCACCTCCATAGCTTCAAGGATTCCACCCACTTGTGTTTCGACGTCAACCATTACATTCATTGTGCAAACCTCCGGCCCGGCCTTCGTCTCGCTCTGATAAGTGGTCTTGCCCTGGCTGACGCTTTGCGCAATACTCGGGCCGATTCAACGCGATTGATTCTTTCCAGCTCTTCAAGTTCGCCAGTGTACTGCTCATCCTGTTCCATTCTTGCAAGCTGGATGTCTACTACTTGAGCAATTTGGGTGTTGATGTCTGTGATAATGTCGGTGAAAACCTGGGCTATGAGGATGTTGTACAACGGCCCACCAGCTTTCTCACCTGCTCTAAAGACATAGGATGCGTAATCCATTGCGTTTGACACCTGATAGCCAAGAGTCGGCTTGGTTTTTAACTTCACCCGCCACGCGTTTTTCGAATCTCCGGTCCTTACTGGCCAAGTCTGGGTCAACAGGTTTAAGATCCTTGCTTGGCCTGTCAACAAAATATCCAACTCTTCAGGAGTAAGGTTTCGCGGCTTACCCTTGGACGTTTCCCGGATCTTGTTTCTTGCCGTCCGCAAATCGATATATAGATCAATGGTGCTCATGGGCTTGTAAGGTCAAGGTTGTAGTGGAGCTCGACACCGAAGGTCTGGGTCATATAAGCCCCGCCCTCTTCATATTTGACTGTTACCCCACCGATGTAAATAGCCGCGCCTGACCCCGAGTTCAGCGCGCTGTTGGGGACAAATAAATAGCGCAGCACGGAATGCAGGTCGCTCATTGCTTGACTTGGTGCAGTGATCCCGGAGCTTGGTTTGAGCACATGGCCGAGCGTGACCACAAATGTTTGGGACACTCTCATGCCTGCCACGTCTGAGCGATTGCGGCCCTTGAGTGGTTTTAGTGCTTTTGGCTTAACTGCAAAGCCCCGATTGAGACGCATGGAACCCCCGTCCATGAGTCCGTTGGGGCTCTTGCATTCGACCAAGTTAGAGTCGGCGTTGAGTCTCGCTATAAGCGCTGTAAGTGCTGACGATGGAGTCATGAGTTTTTACCGCCAGCCCCCTCTACTACTGCTCAACTGAATGACACCGGAGGTTGGTGTTTGAACCGTTGAGGTGGAGTTGTTTTCATCAACGTCCATTGTTGACCTGATCTGCTCATACTGGCCCTTGAGCATGGCCTCAAGGCGTCTTGACTCGTCACGGTATGGTCCACCCTTCCCAAGCACTAAAGCCAGCGAGGCGAGCGCCCAGGACAAACTCCGGGTCATTAACCAGGGCTTAAGGTTGGATGGAGACCTGATCGTCCAGAATGGCAATCCCCCGCTATGCATCTTGTTGATCAATTGATCGAAGGCATCGCTAACGAATGCCTGAAGATCGCTCGCGCCTGTGACTTGGAGGTCGGACAATTTAGGATAACGGTTGACCAGGTCTGTGGTTCCGATTGGGCAGTATAGCAATTGAAGACAAACTGCCGCAGCATTTGAAAACCAATAAACCTGAGAGGCGATGGTAACTTCAAACCGCACCATGTAACCGCTTCCCAATGACTTATCAGTGGTGGTCGCTGCTGGTACAGTGTAGGTGAGCTTCCCGGCTGTCTCTGTCGCAGCTGCAGCATCAATGAGCTTGGTGCCACCTGTATCAAACAGGGTGAACGTCACGGCTGTAACCGTGGGCGCTGCTCCATTGCGCTCAAGCGACATTTCAACAACGTGATCCCGATCCTTGGGGATCAGGGTCACAGAAGCCCATCGTGCACTGTAGTTTGTCTCTGTTGGCATTAGCTGAAGGCCACCCCGTCAGAGCCTATGACTTGCCACCGTAGAGCGCCCGCTTGATGCACTGCGCAAAGTTTTGCGAAGTCGCCAGCGTGTGAAAAATCCATTACGGTATTGCCAGTCTGGTTAACCGCAGAGGCCGCTGTAATATCAAGCCCCCCACCGTCTACATCAAGAGCAAGTGTACAGGTCTGCCCTAAATATTTTGGGTTTGCCAATGTGCGAGTGTCAGACGCCCCTGTGGATGTCATATTGCATATTGTGTTGTAATTGCCGACTGGGATAGCTCCGCCATCGCCCGGATCAGATACCACTCTATTGTTGAATTGACTCATCTCTTCCCCCTATTTCTTTTCGTTTTTGTCGGCGCGCTGGGCACACTCGACGGCTTTCTTTTTTGCGTAATCTTTGTTTGCACCATTCTCGATCATCTTCTTCACCATGCGATCCATGGCCTCACGCCTGCCCGGCTTCTCACCCATTGGGCACCTCTGCTTGCAACGTCTTCTTTGATCGCTTGGCTTTCAGCTTCGTTCCGCCCTTCATCTCTTTTTTTTCGTCACCAAAAAACGCCTTTTTCATTTGGGTCAACCTTTCTTTTCTTAGGTCAAGCGAAGCCTGTAGGTGTGGGTTGTGGCCCACTCTTGAGGCTAGACGGTCGATCCGGTTTTGCTCAAGCTTCAGCTCTTCATCTAAGTTCAATCGGTGCATAGGCTGCACGATTCCAGAGTCTCTCAGATGCTTGCGAAAACGCCCAAGAGTCTCGCCAATTTTCTTTTTGTCCCACATTACTCGGCGACCATTGGCGCTGATAGTGGGCTCCATGCCGGGCTCAACCCAGTATTTTTTCCCTGTTGTGGTCAAATAGAACCGGGCGTATTGATAAAACTCAGAATCCTCTTTAGTTTCTCCAGCTTGCAACAATCTAATGTCGTGGGGGTCAATGATGTTGCCGCCACGTTGGGCCGTTACCTGAAGCGTCCCAGATAATGACCCATCACTGCCGACCCCGTTGACCCCTGGCATTGCAATCACCTTGGCCAAAACGGGCAGCCAACCATGAGCGCAATCATATTGCCACTCACCATAATGAACAAAAACATACGGCAAAGGTATCTTTTGACCTTGCCTGACTGGTAAACGTGACCGATCTGGCCCGCTCACCGCCGCGCTTCGTTCAGGTCGGGTAAGTGTAACTGCTGACTTTCTCATGATTGGCTTCCCTTTTGGTTTATTAGCTTGCTAAGACCTGAACGCCGCGAGCGTCTTCAACCAGGGCCACTGCTGGATAGCACTGAGCCACAAGTTGAGTCACGCCCAATGCCGCATCTCTTGCCTTTTCTACGATCAGAGCTTCATTTGACACTACCAAATCGGCAGCATTAATACCCTGCTGGATTACTCTGGGGTCAGCGAGGGTGTAAGCGAATGCGCCGAAGGAAAACATCCCCCCAGCCTTGCCGCTCCCACTGGTCGCAGTACTGTCGCATTGCCATATATCAATTCCATTCCATCGTCCTTGATACCCTGGCCCCTTAGCTGCCAACTGATCAGCAGTAGCGGGCACAAACTGGATCGCTCCAGATTCTGCACGAAGGCTGGACCGGAAGTCATTGAGCTGGGAGGCGCCCACGACCATGTTGTAATTGCCGAAGTTCAGCTCCTCATTCAGCTTAAAGGCAGCATCATAGACAGTGTCAACCGACAACGCTGCTGTGTTTGCACCAACAGTTGCACTCAGTGTAGCAATAGCCGTACACAACAAATCTGTGAGAGTCATGCCGACACCTTGAGCCAGATTCGTGGCCAGGGTCTCCATTCCGATCACGCTATTGTCTACCAGGGTGCGATCAGTGATTCCGAAGGCTTTGGTGTAGCGAGCCGGTGTGAGTGAAAATTTTGCTGTGGTATACGCTGAGTTGGCCTCTGCTGTTGGTTCTGATGCTTCAGCATTCAATGCAGTCGGCGCGTCTGCCAATGTGACTGACATTCCTTGTCCGCCTCGAGCATGCCAATCAATGAAAAGCATTGTACTTGACAAGTCGGTTCCGTCGTAGATTTTTTCGAGTACGAGATCCGAAAGAATCAGATCAACCATACCGCCATTGGCGACCAAAGCTGTGGTTGTAATTTCGTTGGCCATGGGTTTCTCCCTGGGTTTTGGATGAGTTTGTTGACGTCTCAACCCATTCCGGAGGGAGCCCGATAGCCGTTGCCGCAGGCCAAACGATAGACGCTTGATTGATATTCTATATTTTTAATGTTGGCGGGTCAAGTCTATTTGACAAGCCCATACTTTCGTGCAAGGGCCAGGCGCTCCTTCCTGCTTTTTATACTGCGGTAAGCGGCCTCATCAAATGGTCTGGATGGATCTTTTGGTTGATCTGCTCCAGCGTTGGGATCTGTCACCATTTTGCGCTGTGGCGTGGGTGCTGGTGCCGCTTCAATTTGTTGGTTCTGTACAGGTGGAGCCTGTTGTTCAAACAGTTTCCCATAGAAGTTATCCTCTCTTAACGAGGTCACAAAGTCGGAGAAGCCTGGTCTGCTGTCCTCTGCAAGCTCTGCGATTTCTTCCCGATACTCACGCCTGATTGCTCTCCGGGCTCGGTCTGACTTGATGCCGAGTTCTACCAGGTGCATGTCTTGCTGGTAGCGGGTGTCAGACTCTGCAAGCTTTGCACGCAACTGTTGAACCTCGGCTTGCAACGGCTTCAGCTCTGCCAGCTCTGTGGATAACCTTGATCGCTCTTTGGTCACCGCTCTCAATTGGTTCTGTAGATTGCTGCTATCGGTGCGTGAGGGTGTCGCGCTTACTTGTGCCGCCCCATTGTCTTGACTGGTGCCATTGGTCTCGGTGTCGGTCATTTTTGCTTTACTCGCTTTTTGATTCTTACGTTTGGTTTTCTTTGTCTGGCTTGTGAGGCTCGGATCGCTCTGCCCTGCCTCTCCGCCTGGGATCTCGTCCGGTACACTTTCTGGGTCCCCCACTGATATCCTCCCGGTACTTTTCTAACTGGCATCTCCTAAGCCTCTTTGGTTGGAGTGAACCCGCCGCCCACTGATCCCATGATCTCATTCGCTACAGCGTAATCAATGCCAAAGAATCTGCTTAACATGGACACGCCGGTTGCACGCGGCAATCTACCGGCGGCCACCGTTTCGATGATGCCTTGCGCGCTTGTTACCTGGGCACCATTCAAGGCGGTTGATTGCAGGTTCTCTGTTGCGATTTCGACACCCTCAACGCCTTGGTTTTCAGCTTGTGCTAGTGCTCTGTCTTGCTCTCTAATTCCAAGCAGATACCCTACTGCCTCCTCTTCAGATTCGATCTCTGGATACAGACGCCGCGTTGCATCCACCTGGCTGATCAGGTTCATTGATAGTTCCTTCTCAACGTTGGCCAATTCCTCTTTCCTTTCAAATGGTGATTGACCGATCAACGCATAGCTGATCCGGTATTCTCTGGGCTCTTCAGGTAGGTTTGTTCCACCATAAGCGTTCGACAACTTGGCAGCCCTGGCCAACATGATCTGGTCGCCTTTGCGGTTCGCGGGCTCTGCTCTCATCTGTGCTCGTCTCATTCCGTCGCGGCTAACAATGATAGCAATCCCGCTCTTGGCTCCGCCGTTTTTGGTTTGAAGGTCAGCGCCACTGATCCCGCAATACATTGCGAGGCGCTCGGCATAGGATTTTAGAGATTCAAGGCCCTCTTCCGGAGACATCCCGACTGGAAAGGTGTCGATCCGTCCCGTCCGATCAACTGTGCTTTGCATCTTGATAATTGTCTTGGGGCTATAGACCACCTGCTGAAGTGCGCCACCGTTTCGCATTTGTAGCCCATTGCCCGCAGGTAGATCCAAGTCAATGGCCACGCGTACCGGGCTGGATGCATTCAGAAAGCTATCCCAGAAGAAGGTGAAACCGGCCGCGAGCCTAAGCGTACCCTTGACAACTTCGATTCCGTTCTGCCAGTCCCACAGCTGTGATTGAATCTTTTTGTGATAGAACACATAGGGCAGGATTGGCGCGCCGTCTCTGTCTCTGTAGGGGTAGTCTTCGACCTTACCCAAATAATAGCTGGTGCGATCAACTAGCTCGCCCTCGATTTCTTCGTGTATTGAGAACTTGGGATCGTCTGGATTTGACACGTCCCAGGTCTCAAATGTGTAGCAATCAACTGCGTTTTCTTTGGTCCTGACTCTCAGCTCACAAACATAATCAGGCTGGGAGGGGTCAGCCTTACTGGATCGGGCTCCATAGATCATATTTGGGCTCACCACTCTATACTTGACTTCCTGTAGTTCGTTTTCATTGGATGGCCAGTCAAGCCGGATCACAGCTTCATTCACAGCTATTTGCGTTAACTGCCTTGTTTGACATAGGGGCCAGAGGTCAGGCGTGATGATGGTGCCAAGACTTTCATCTCCATCAATGCTCACATTTGGGTATGTATCGTATGCAATGGCGAGCTGTTGCCAGCATTCAAGAAAGACGTTGGATGATAGGTCTGGGTTGTAGGTTAAATCGTAGGCCACCTCTGGAGCAAAGTTCTTAGCGATCTCGTTTTCAACATCTGGCTCCTGCATACCGCGCAACAACCGAACCCTCAGAGATTGTTGATTGATGCGCGATGCCTCCGACTCTGGCGGAGCTGGGGCGATCAGATTTTGAAACGTGTAGACCTGTTTTTTGCCCGACCCCATTCTTACCTCACAATTGTGTATTGCATCTTATCACCTCTCGACTTGTCAAGTCCAAGATAAACATCCGACACATATGCAAGCGCGTCGTATGAATGCTTTAACTTTTCGGTGCTTGGGCTGCCGTCCCAGTGTTGAAGACTTGCAATGACACGTTGACAACTTTGGTGAACCATTAGCTTTCCTTCAAGCGCCGCACTTGATAACATGCGCGCGCGTGCGAGCACCGATCCTCGCCCTTTGTAAGGTGAGCGACAATTAAAGATTGCTTGGGACTTGCCGTGGTGCTCTGCCACTGCTCTTTCGAACAAGTTGTTGCAACTGGCCGCTACGGATCTTCGTCCGGCACTATTGGAGTCACCCCTAAAGTGCTCCACTTGAAAGAAATTGAGACCCCATTCCGCCAATAGGTTCTCTTGAACTGCTGCGCATTCCTCGCGCGGTGTCATGCGGTCAGTGGGCGTATACTCACCAAGCACATACAGAATCCCGCTTGTCTCAGCATAGCCCACCAAGATGAACACCGTATTGCCAACAGTGATCCCCCAGTCGCAACCAATGCCAATGCTGGTGAGATCATTGAGCGGGTGCTCTTCCGATTGGTCGAAGGTGTTCCTCTCTTTGCTAAAGCCTGGAACGCGTCTGCTTATCGTGATGGAATCCCATCCGGCCTCACACCTGATACTGCGCTCCCAACTCGGCATTGCGGCGATTTGGGCGGCTATGTCTTTTGAGGATCGGTGTGGTGCGTTTTCTGGTTTTAAAGGCACCACATGTGAAGACCAGCCTTCCTCCTCTGGGCCTGTCCCAGCGTAGTCATCGCCATCGATTAGCCTTTTGAGCCACTCAGCCGATCGGCCAATAGGTGTTAACGTTAACCACAAAGGCGCATTGCGAACGGCTCCACGCGTTCTAAACTCGCTGAAGTGTTGGGGCTTGGGCAACTCGTCAACCCATTGCCAGTCGACCGTTCCTGAGGCCATTGCTATTGTTGATTGATCCGATCCTTTGCCGATGATGAGCGAACCATTGACCAGCTTTAAACCTCTCACCCCTCGGTAATAGTAGCCGCGCGCGCTGTCGTATCTGCACTCTGGGTCAACTACGCCAGGGGGCTCAATTTCTCTAAGCTTCTGACTTAAAGTTGGCCACCCGTTACGCAGGTCCGAACAAAGGACCCATCCGGTGTTAGGGGCTGGTGGCGTTTCTCTGAATGGGTGATTGCCTAACGCATGCCACCAAGCCTCGGCGGCCCCGCTTCGTGTCTTGCCGATCTGGTTTCCTGCACGGAACAGGCGCTTTGATGCTTGATCTTCGTGAAATCTTCTTTGTGGTGGGCTCATGCCTCCAAGTCCAGCAGGCTCATTGATGTATCTGTCAAGCTGGTTGTATTGGAAGATCTTGAGGTTCATTCTTCACCGGCATCCAATGCAGCATACAGCCGCCTGTGGTCGATGTTCTTAAGAATGGAGATCGGTAGCTGATTAAGCATGTCAACGGCTTGTTGTCTGCCTTCCTCAGTCTCCAGGTCTATTGAGTCTGGTTGGTTGCGTTGTTCAGTTTCAACTACATTTTTGTAGCCATAGCGCCGCTCAAGCATCCAGGCCGCCGCTGTCCATTGACCAGCCCTGGCCGCCGCCTGAATGGTTGCGAGGTTTACTATCCCACACTGGGACCGACCCCTTTTAACAGCCTCCGCAAATTGCCCGTATATTGATTTAGGGTTTTGTTCACCTTTGCGGATCCAATCGTAAAAGGTGCTAGTCTGAATGCCTAAATACTCCGCCGTGATTATATCGGTTGCTCCCAACTTCTGGATGCGCTCCGCGTCGAGAATCTTTTGGGTGTCGCACTTGGTTGGGCGTCCCTTTGGTCTACTCATTCAACGCCCCCTGATACCTTGCCCGTATGATGTCACAATATTTCGGCTCCATCTCCACCGCCAAACACGTCACCCCTTCCAACTCAGCCGCAACAAGCGTTGTGCCCGATCCGCAAAACGGCTCGAGAACGGTAGCCCCTGGCGGCGTTACAAGCCTCACAAGCCATCGCATCAACTGGATCGGCTTGACGGTCGGGTGATGGTTCTTGACCTCGCTGGCGGTCCGCCCTGCTCCCGCACGGGGATTGTTGACGCCCGCCGTGTCAGGTTGCCGATCAACCGCTGCGGCCCCAGTCATTCCCGGCAACTCATCACACCCAGCATCCCGCTCTCCTCTGCTGGGCTTTGGGCAGTGGTATATATTAGCGGGCCATCGTCCGAGATGTACATTATACGGGTCAAGCTCGACACCCCTTAGAAACTGAACAGCTCCCGACTTTGGTTTATCCCTACTGTCGGCCCACCCTGGCCTATCA